GTTACACCTGTACCGCCTTTGGTGATTAGTATGGATACTTTACCCGTCATGACCAATAAGGTTGAGCAATTTTTATTGTAAAAGTCACATTGACCAACTTGCCGTTGCGTGCGCGCCGTTCTAAGAACTGTACATCTTCAACAGAACACGGGATGTTTCCGCCGGCTGTTGTGATAAGACTGACCTGATTGGACACAAACAAACTGCGTAATGCTTCATACTCTGACTCTTGAACCCAATCACTCGTCACCGACAATGTACGTTCCACAAGGGTTGGCCTATCAACGAGTGTACGTCTGTTGGTAGCGTGGACATTTCCCGTACCATCGAACACCGTGCGTTCAAACCGCTTGCGGTCTATCTGATTGGTGTACTCGTTTTTCTTAATGAAGTTCCAATAAGTCCAACCGGCCTTTGAGCCAATCCACCCCAAGCGCACACGGTCGTGGTTACAATCGGATTGTCCATAGCGTTCAGCATTGTAAAATACATACTTGCGAGATTTGGGCAGGTTAGTTTTTGTTTTATACTGCACTGTATAGAACATCCAATTTGAGTAGTTAGCAGGTGGTACAACATTCGGGTTAGTTGCCTCAGCTAAGTTGCCCGGAAACACACCAACATGAATGATTCGGTTGTCCGGTGATGATGTGGCCGGGTCATATGTCCAAGTAAATGTGGAATACGTAGCCACATCCCCTACATACAAAACAAATTGTATCAGGTCTGCCGTATTGGTATTAAGGCCTGTTTTACCGTCCCATGGCGTTGTAAAGACACCATAATCATCAAGAAAGCAAGGTATGGCTACCACTTTGCCTGCTACTGCTGCGAATGGCATACTGTCCTTGTAGTACCACGTGTGCGTTTCTGTATTAAGGTCGTTCATTACAAGCGACTGATTGTTGGCTAACGCAAAACGTGTTTCCGGATTTGGCTTGTATCCGTCAGTGATTTGATAATATCCATTCACTACAAGCACATCAGAATCAGCACCTTCATCTAACTCAGTTAGCACGCCGGCCTGTAACCACCAACCACTTACACGGATTCCATACGTTCTGAACCCGTTGCCCTCCGGTTCAGATGCGAAAGCATCGCAACCGATGTCGTGTAAACCCACCTGCGGCTCAAAATTTCGCAAGTAAACAAGTGGAGCCAAGTCGAAATACAACCGCTCATCTTGAGGTGCTTTATCGCACAGAAAATTGTAAATTTTGCCATTGCTGTTATCCGTCACAGTTACGCCGTACTTGAAACCGGGTTGTGTGGTGTCCGTGGACTTAGCGATGACCATGAGTTTTTGATTGCGTACTGACCACTCATCCGGAAAGTCTTCAATTGTAATTGCCATTGTAGTTGTTATTTGGTGATGTACTTGTCGGCTTTCAGTTGAGATAGCACAGCAGTTTTAACCCCAAGTGCCAACTTTTTTTTGTATTGTGGGGCAACGAAACTCACGGCGTCACGCATGTAGTGTATACCCTCAATTCCGTTGCGACCAATACTGCGCGCAATCACATAGGCCAACTGATTCCATTCCTTGTCAGTTGCGCGTGTCTTGGTTTTACTGCGTTTGTTCTTCAATACAAGTTTCGGTTGTTTCTTGAAACGCCCACGGTCATCACGCATCTGAATGCCTTTGACTTTCAACCACTTGAGAATCGGCGCAACCGGTGGTTGTTTTGAGCCGGGTGTCCTGCCTTCTTCAATCACGTCTGCGTAGTCACGGGTGGACTTCTGCTTGGTGGTGAATATCACCTGCATAGTTGCCCCACGTTTCCACAATCGGTATGTAAGGTCATTTTGTAAAGTGCCTGTTGCTACACGTCTTGCTTGCTTGCCGCGAATGGTTCGCTTGAGTCCTATGTTAATTTTGGCTTGAGCAAGTACAGCAACAGCATATTCTTCAAGTGCAGCACGATATGCTGACCTGTCATTGTTGAATATATCACCAAGTTGCGCCATTAGTTTACACGAAATGCACGCAGATATGAGCCGCGTGGCGTAAATGAAATAGTTGCCCCACCGTTAACTGCTGCTAATACCAATGTTAGAGAAGTTGTTGAGTTAGCCACTACATCGCAATATCCACGAAATATGGTTGGGGCAATAGCACTGCGCGCTATATCACTTGCAAAGTATGGCGTGTTAGACGGATATATGCTGCCACTGCCTATGGAGAGTGCATGTAAACTGCGAAAGGATATTTCAGATGCGCTGCCTTCAAAGCTGCCGTGGAAATTTATGATGCTGCCTGACCATGTAAAACCAACACGACCGCCGCCAGTTGGGTTGAAAGTTGGTGCTAACATCCAACAAGCCTCAATGTAATAGGTGCGGTCACTTGTCGTAGATGGTAAAGATAGTGATATGTTACACGAAGTGGCAGATGTAGCACCAACATTAATGGCTGTGACAGACGTACCACGTGTCATTAACATTGGAAGACTGACGCTGTTTAACTGCGTCTGTATGGCACTTGTGACTCCGTCAAGGTATCCGAACTCTGTATTGTTCACTGTACCACTGCCTATCTTGGCCGCGTCAATACTTGATGGTAAGTCAGACGCTACTAATGGTGTACTGCTTGTAATAAGACCTTTGCTGTCGTATGTAACCTTTGTAGCAGTTGTGCCGGCGATGGGCGCGTTTGCTACAACTCTTTGCGATAATTGTGTTTGTATGTTAGCGGTTGTGCCATCTAAATAGTCAAACTCCGCATTGCTTACCGAACCACTTCCAATTTTTGTTGCATCTAAATTGGGTATCTGAGATTGAGTAAGTGCCTGATGCTGCCATTTAGCAGGTGAACCGCCGTACACCCACACGTCATTCGCAGTAGGAGTGCCGGATTGAAAGTCAACACCGTGAACCCTGTGTACAGTTGGGTTGGGGTATGTGCCTTGTAAGTCGCCACCTGCTGTACCGCTTGGTGGAAGTGCGGTTGGCTTGTTTAGTATTTCTGCTACACCGCTTGCCGCGTTCCAATCGGAGTTAACTTGCGCATCAGGAATGGTTGGTTTATTCAGGATTTCAGACACACCTGATACTGCATTCCAATCCGAATTCACTTGCGGCGGCACATCACTAATGGTGATAAATCCGCTGTCATTCGTTAACTCACTTGTAACCGTTGGAATGGGAGGGATATCAGCAGACGTAATGAATGCCGAATCATTAGTCAGTTGACTTGTTAATGTTGGTATGGTTGGTTTATTGAGAATCTGAGCCAATCCGCTCGCGGCATTCCAATCGGAATTGACTTGAGCCGCGGGAATAGTTGGCTTATTCAATATCTGAGCAAGGCCCGAACTCGCATTCCAATCGGAGTTGACCTGTGCCGCAGGAATAATTGGTTTATTCAAGATTTGAGAAACACCGCTCACGCTATTCCAATCAGAGTTGACTTGGGAAGCAGGTATGGTGGGCTTGTTTTTGATGTAGTCAAGTGCTGATGTGTTCGATTGTTTCCAATCGCTCTGTATTTGTGGTGATGGAATGTTTGGCTTGTTTAGTATCTGTGACAGGCCTGATGACGAGTTCCAATCACTGTTGACTTGTGCTGCCGGTATTGTAGGTTGATTTGTCAAGTCTGCGTAGTCACCTGAAAAAGCAACATCCGATAAACTTGATACATCGGCCTTCTCATTAAACCACAATGCGAGGTCAAGTTGGTCTGCTATATTTCCAACTATATTGCCCCATGAGATAGTACCAACTGTACTGACCAACTGTACGCGGCCATCACCCAAGTCAGTCACTTGTATTCCTGCACCATCTACGAGGTCAAGTACATTCTGAACCGCATTGGGAGTGCTGTTGGTCTTCAACAGAAGCGTGGATGGAACAACCGGTGGTATGGGTGACGAGGGTATGAATGGTGCGCTAAATGATGCCGGAATATCGCATGCTGACCAATTCCATGGAAAGGTCAACCCGAATGAAACAGCAGCACCCGAAAGTGTGTGCTTGTACTCCATAAGGAACGGCTCAATCAACGGCACGCTGTCGAGTTCAACGTCATAGCCGAACACGTTGTAACCATTCCTGATTTCCGCAAGCAAGTCCTCAATGAGTTGGATACAATCACTGACTACTTCACGTTGGTAGCGTGACTTGTCCTCTACACTGCGTGGTAGGTCAGCAAACACGATGGTTAACCGGAATGTTCGACTGCCCACGCCGGTCTGAACACCGGTCAAAATGCTGTGCATCAATGGATATTCCGGTGCTTGAGACAGGTCAATGTCCTTGCTTTCACCATAGGTGTATGACCGGATGATAGAGTGAGCCTGTGCAAAATATGCTAAACGCTCGACAACTGTGTTATAGGTTACTTGATTAAACATGCTTATTGAGTGCTTTGATTTTTTGTTTTTCCGCTTGTACCCAATCCTTCATGTAGGTCAAGTGCGTTAACACCCTTGTAACCTTCATCTGAATGATATCGTCAAACCGTGTAATGTCCCGGTCAGCCAAACTTTCTATCACGTCAAGCCACCCGTACCTACTGAGGTCTGTACTGAGTCTGATTCCGCTATCATCTCCATCGCTGTCCTGTTCAAAGACTCTACTGAATTTTTGTACAAGTTTGTTGCGATAGTCGAAAAAAAAACCAACGCCCCGTTGACCAACCCCATATTCATTTGGAGTATCTCAGGCATGTACTTGTCTACATCCCCTGAATCGTATGGCTTAATGGTGTACAGTTCTCCAAGTTTGTCCTGTACCGGTCTGAAAAGCACCGCCATGAGTTTGGGCAGTGCTGTGTAATCTATGTCATCACCCTTCCATATGCTTTTCGCATACGTGTCCGCATCTACATATTCCGCAAGTGTTACTGAATTCAAATCCGGAATGAACCCAAGCCGTTGCCCACCGATTACAAACGTATGACGCATCATTGGCGTACCTGTCACGCATGCTTCTTCAAACTGCGCACAGATAGCGTCAATGCCGGCTACTTGAAATTGGTCTACCACCTTGCGGCTACAGCCGGTTGCGACCATGACGCGCTCTGTGTCTCCAATAGCGTTGTGATAGTCAACATACTGTTTTAAGGTAATGCTGTTGTATGTGGCTGCTACTTGTACTTTCATAGAGCAAATGTAACAGGTTACAACGTGTTACAACTTAGAAACGGAATCATGTTCTCAATTCCGACACGCCTGTCACAGGTTGCCGGCTATCTGAATAACAGGCCTGCCTTCTTCACCTGTAATCTCTGTGCGTTCAACGTATCCTCTGCGCTTGCCCTTGGTTTTCAAGTAGAATATAGTTGATGCTGTGTCCCCGTTGGCGATTAGTTGATGCAAGTGCGTCTCAGCGAAATCAATGGCCATTTCTGCCAAGGCTTCAACTGACTTTCGATAGTCCTCATCTTCCTTCATCCACAAGTAGTGGGTGGTTCGGTCTATGCCTGTAGTCCGCGCTGCTGTAGTTACAACACCAAGAGACTTTTCAAGAGCATCAAGCATTGCTCGCTTCCTGAGTTCTGTGTTCATTCGTGTTCTGTTTTACGTTGTCGGCTTCACGCTGCCATGCCCCGAATGTGCGTTGAGCCTGTTTCTTAATTAAGTGGGGTATGTTATTCCTGTATAGGCCAACCCTATGATTGGGGTGTATCGCAGCTAACTTGTCGTCTGCAGCAATATCAACATATCCGGCCTCTATCATCTTGTCATAGTCAGTGAATACGTCACTGTGCCTGTCTACATGCTTGTCAATCATGTGGTCTTGCTTACCACCGAATGAGAAGATGACTGTAAAGTTGGATGGTATATGACCCTCAGCAGTCAACTCTTTCATCATTGCCACCTCTTTAGTGTAGGCATAGAACCTCACAAGTGGCGCAGAACCCATAATATACAGCCAATCCATGGCATATCCTCTATCAAAGAAGTCACCGGCATCGTGTATTCGCACATGTTTCCCGTGGTACTTGGGTAGTGATAACTCATCAACCATCATATTTTTCCACTGTTCTCTGTGATTGAGTACAAGCAACAACTTGGAAAGGTGGGCTGTTCGCACGTTAGAGAACATGAAAGTGCCTGTCTTTGCATAGCAAAATGAAGCACACACCCCTGCGTTGGGGCATACATTGAACCTCACCCCATCAGCACCCGGCAGTGATACCCAATTAGCAGGCAGAGTCCACGCAAAAATGCCCGTTCGTTTCAGGTCTGCATTCTGAGTCAACAGCCGGCCTTTGAGTTGCTTAAATTGCACGTAATTGGTTTTTTCTGTATTCTTCATATAGTAACGGAATTTCCATGTTTTTCCCTGAGCCGATTGTGTACGCGTGACGATAACCTCACGAATGCTTGGCAGATCCACCATTTCGCGCGCGCGTTTTTATTGGGTGTCGAGTGGCGTTGATTTCCTCATTTCAATTTTGCTTGTATTTCGCATATGTTTTGCTTCATTCTTGCTTGGGATGTTTGATTAAAACAGGGTTGTTTGTCTTACACCTTGGTCAGGTGGTTACAATCTGTAACCGGTTGGGTGAGGATGACATCAATTTTGCGCAGAAAGTGGTCAATTTTTGCTTATCTCATCCTCTAATGAGTCTATGCCTGTCATTATCCGCAATCGTTGAAATTTGGCTCTAACGACACGCCGGTCAATCATCCCGGTACTTGTTCCATACTTGTATGAAGACGTCAAGCAAAGCGATGAGAATGAAGGCCGCTGACATGGCCGCTACAACAAAGAAAGTGGTGGTCATTTTTTCAAAAAGGCTTTAAGTGCATAGAATACAAGTGAATTTCGGTATCCGTTTTCACCTATGGTCTTAATTGGTGTGACGCCGTGGACATTTCGCCAAGCCGGATAAACCAACATGGACAGGTCTGCTTGTTCTATACAGGCATTGTAGTCAGGTACGAATAGCGAACCGCCCGTGCTGTTGTACCTTTTTGTGATTATCACGTTGTAGGTGTTGCGTATATTGCCGTTGTCTTGATGAAACGGTGCTGAAATGTTGTAGTTGCTGATACTTGAGGTGAATAGATTGCCGAATTTGAACCGCTCATCCACATCCTTCACAGCATTACGTTGTATCTCAAGTATCTCAGGCTGTATTTCCGCAATAACCCGTTCACACTCGTTGGCTACAAGCAGCATTGCTTTGATAAAGTTGCGAGCTGACTTGACTCCGTGTACACTACTGATAGATGGGTATGGCCGCTTCATGTGCGGTCGTGGTGGAACTGCTCCGATGATAGTGCTAAACTGTTGTAGCTTTGCTGATGTACCATTTTCACCGGATGTTCTATTCATCCCTGACTTGGGTACTCTGTCGCTGAGAAACTCAAAGTTTGCGAGATTCACCAATTCCGACAATTTTTGCGGCATCTTCTTGATATAGAAACCCATTGGCGTAGTGCCATCCCAAAATACACTGTCCTCAATGACGTTTGGGTCAACCGCCGGGCATTTATCGGCAATCTGTACATTGTGTTTGACCGGTGTTAGGTTTATTCTGTCCATCTGTATTGCAGGTTCAATAATTAGCGTGTAATTTCTTTTGTTAGATATGCCATTACCGCGCGTACAGCCTCAGAACTATTGGCAACCGTGATGTTTGGCTTAATGTTACGCACCCTTGTCTCAATCCGTTTCAAGTGTTGAGCAGACTGCTTGCTGTTTCGCATTGACCTACCTGCTGAACCATCGTCACCTATCTTCACAATGAATGGGTTAAACATTGAGATGAACTTTTGATTCATGAATCGGTCACCCTCTGCCACGATATTCCATTCAAGTTGACGCTGAACTGACCGCAATCCCAAGAAGTCCTTGGCCACAGCCATACTCAACTTGTCACTACCTTCATACATTTCACCCGTGTACCGGCCTAAAAACACATTCTCCCCATTCTTTACAAACCATATTGAGGAAACTCTTCCAACCCCTACAGCACCCGTTGCGAGCATCAGTTGTTTTATCGCCCAAGTTTTGCCGCTTCCACACGCTCCAATTATCAGTACAGTCTTCATTCGTTGTGTTTATCAGTAAAGTTTTCATACCAAGCCACTACAAGCATGGCTCCGACAATCATTGACGCTATACAAAGTCCTATTTCGTGTAACATTCTGTAAGGTATTGATGTTCAAATGTTTCTATGCGAAACTGCCTCAGTGTTTCCCAAGCCACTCCACCTAAATGACCACGTTTTTCATAGTGTTCCAACTCCTTGTCCATTCGGTCAATGTAATAGCCAACATACCGCTTGCCCCACCGGTACTTTTTATATGCGCAGAGTGTAGTTTCAATGTCAAAGATATCACCATTGTGTGTCCGCAACAAGTCAACAAAGGCGTTGTGTAGCAACTGAGCCGTGTTTTTAGTCAGTTTCTGCTCCACCAAGTCATCCCTACCAATGGCAAAGGCAACACCGTTGCGACAACTCTCAGCCTCCATCATGTTTAGGTATGCCGGCTTGGCCGTTACATCGGTGAGTTTGTTCAATACCTGCAGGTAGTTGAATAGGCTGAACCTTCCAAAGTATTTGATTTGACTGACCTTTGCGTAAATGTCCTGCGCAGTGCGTCCTCTGAAGTAAGCACCTTGGTGTGTCTTTACCAATGACCGGTATGACTTGAAGCAGTCAATGAATTGGTCGTTGCTGCGGATACGCTGCCTGTCTGTTTGAAAAACCAAGTCCTGTTTGTACTTTGCCCACCATCGTGATAGCCGGTTGACATCCGTTCCAATGTAATCAGGGAACTCATTGTATATGAAGAACACAGTAGGTGCGCAGTAGCACGTACCATATAGGAACGCAAGCCAATACCGCTGTTCCATCGTGAGTTCAAACCGGTTGGAAAGGTAGTTCAGACACGTTACACCGGGGTCAATGTCACCTGCCTGCCTGCTTTGATTGTGGTATTCAGTGTATGTTAAAACTGACATTGTGCTTTACATGTGGCTTGAGTTGTATTCCGGTGAGATTTGACCTTGAAAGTATGTCCTGCGTTGACGCGAATATGGTCTGTGTTACACCGGTTGCTTGGTATAGTGGCCTGTTTTCATTTCTCAGAGCAGTCAATGTGTTGTCGGTTAACAGCAAGGCCGCGTAACTGATTGCCGGATTGCGCAAGAAAGTCTCATCATTCCACTTATCCATGAGTATGTATCCGTCATTCTCGTGTGGTATTTCGCAATCAAATGTTTCGCGCATCTCTTGTATTGACAATTGACTGATGACTCCGTTAAACGCAAGGAAATTGCGCCCGTTGGTCAAAGGTTGGTTGGTGTTAAGGTCATCCGGTGAACCGCTTGTGGAATACCGGATGTGTGCGATGAACACCGTGGGGCGTTTGGACGTCAATGAGCCAACGAAATCACCAAACCGGTTAAACTTTTGAGTGTCAAAGGTGTCGGTTGCCTTGTCGTATATGGTGTAACCAAAGCCATGAAGGCCGCGTATGCGTGAGTTGCGCAACAAAGCGTGGACAATCTCATCGTCATACTCACCGATATATCCAACTACAGCACACATCAAAGCGTATCAATCAAGGCTTTGATGAGTATTCCACCAACGTAGTCACCACGCTCACGTGCTTGCTTGACTAATTCAACCGCTTGCTCATAGTCCTCAGGTAGAAATTCAATCTGTATGGCCTTTCTTACACCCTCACCCATGTCGTCAATCTGTTTTTCCACGTCATCGTTGTCCAACATGGTGTAGTCAACCCCTGTAGGGTTGTGCCAAACGTCAACACCCCAATCACTTAACTCAGCAGTATCCCAAGTGTTTGCGAGGGCATCCCAATCCCACTCGCCAAAACTGTTGTTGTCTTTGATGATGAACTCTTTTTGTTGCTGTTCGGTCAAGTGTTCCGCAACAAGCACAGGAAGTTCTTTCAATCCGGCCTCACGGCAGGCCTTCAATCGCATGTTTCCACCCAATACGACCATATCACCGTTGACCACTATTGGCCGGATGTCCAACATTTGTGGAAACTCCTGAATGGATTTCACGAGTTGCTTGAATTTATGGTCTTTGATGACGCGTGGGTTGGTAGGGTTTGGCTTAATTTGGCCAATCGGTATGCGCTGTATGTTCATTGTGGTTATTTTTATTGTTGATTTGGTTGTTTTGCCTGTTTTAATTGTCGTTTGAACTCATCAATGATATTCCTAATGCATTCGCCGCAGTTCTTTGCGCGTCTGCCGGTCATTTTTTCAAACCATTCCTTGGTCATTGCGACATGCTCACGGGTGTAAACACCTGTAACGGGCAGTGTTTCGATGAACAACTTGAGTTCTTTGTACTCATCGTCTGATAGGTTGTGCCTGTGCCACTTGCCTAATGGGCAGGAAAAAAAGGTGTAGCGTGTCTTTTCTTCCATGTCGCAGCCACATAACCTGAACTTTTTTTTGTTCATGGTGACTAAGTTTGCTGCGTCTGCCTCATCTTTCTCAGCGTCAGTGAGGCGTTTGCCCAAGTATTTTGTGCCGCAACTGACCGTTTCTTTGCGAAAGTGCTTGCAGCTATGGCAAGTTGTTAAGCGGTGATGCCTAACTTCTTGAGGTACATTGAAAAACCACATTGTTTTTTATCTTTTTGATTGCATTTTCAACTAATCGGTACAAGTGTTTCACCGGTATGCCTGTTTTATCACTCACTTCCTTGTAACTAAAGCCATCAAGTATGTATAGCCGCAGCATAACCGCGTCAATCTCAGGCATCAACATAATGTAGGAGTCAAGATATTCATTATCAATCCGTGAACCTAACCACGGTTGTTCCTTGAATTCGTTGTGCCTTTGGCTGTTATCATCCCATCGAACACTGTACTTGGTGTACTTTACATTGTACCTACTTGACATATCCTTGTAATTATTGTACAAGGACTTGTTTACATACCACAGTAGTTTGCCCGTTACAGCCATCTGTTCGGCCATCTGACGTTGATTTTCCAATACCTTCAACAGTGTTTCAGATAAAAGGTCATCACCCTTGGTGGTATTCTTCATCAATCCGTGTGCGTACCGCCGCCAAGTGTTGTAATGTTTGGAAATTTCTATGTCCAACTGTGTTTTTATTGTGGTAGTATCACATTTCTGTCGCAAATTTGCACCAAACTTTGTATATTTGCAAGACATGAGGCACATTTTGAACGAAATAATACACGACCACTTTGCAGGGGTTGGTGATTTCGCCTCTCAGATGGGGGTGAGTCGTTGGACTGTACAGCGTTGGAAGGCTGACCCCACAAGCATTCGTGTGAAATACCTGATGAATATCAGTAGATTGACCGGAATACCAATAGAGAACATTGATTTAACAAAATAAATTCAAAAATGGCAACCAATTACACACCAAAGGACAATAGTGGTGTCCTTTTCTCCAACAAGGACAAGAAAAATGAAAAGTCACCTGACTATTCCGGCAACGTAGTCATCAACGGGCAAGAGTTACGCTTGGCCGGATGGCTCAAAGAGGGCAAAAACGGAAAGTTTATATCACTTTCGGTCAGCGTAGACAACAAAACTGAGAACAAACCAACACCAACTGTGCGTCTGAATGACGAGTGGGAACTGTGATTGAGTTTCTTCCCAAGCAGAATGAGTGTTTACGCGCTTTGTCGTTGGATGAAGCGCACGAAGTTGTGCTGTTCGGTGGCGCAGCCGGTGGGAGCAAGTCATTCACCGGTTGCGCTTGGCAGGTAATGAGGCGGTTGAAGTATCCCGGAACACGTGGTTTGATTGGCCGTTCCAAACTTGATAGCCTAAAAAAAACCACCCTGCGCACATTTTTTGAGGTAGCCAAGATGATGGGGTTGATTAGTCAGGTTGACTACAGGTTCAACGGTGTGTCCAATACAATCATTTTCTACAATGGCAGTGAGATTATCTTGAAGGACTTGTTCCAATACCCATCAGATGGCAATTTCGACTCATTAGGGTCATTAGAAATCACCGATTGGTTCGTTGACGAGGCATCTCAGGTGAACCGGCGCGCCATTGATGTACTCCGGTCACGTGTCCGATACAAGTTAGTTGAATACAACCTTCAACCCAAAGGTTTGCTCACGTGCAATCCTACCAAGGGTTGGTTGTATCAAGAATTTTATGCCCCTTGGCGCGACCAATGTTTGCCTTCACACTACACTTTCATACAGGCCAAGCCTTCAGACAATCCGTACTTGCCGCCATCCTACGAACGCACGCTGTCGCTGCTTCCTGAGATGGACAGACGCCGTTTGCTTGAGGGCGATTGGGAATATGACGAGGCAAGTGACCATTTATTCAAGACTAATGACGTGTTAGCGTGCTTCAGACAACCCGAAATAACCGGAACACTGTATATTACAGCAGACATCGCGCGTCTTGGTAAGGACAGAACGGTGATTTGCGTGTGGCGCGGCCTGTCGTTGGTGGACATTTATGAGATGAGAAAGGCAAGAGTGACTGAGGTATCACAGAAGATACTACAGTTGATGACCAACCACGCCATACCGGCCAACCAAGTAATCATAGATGAAGATGGAGTTGGTGGGGGCGTCAGTGATATAGTGCGTGGTTCGCGTGGATTCCGCAATGGTTCCAAGGCAATACACCCGTTGAGGTTTATCAATCTCAAGGCTGAGTGCTATTTCAAGTTGGCTGAGTACGTTGAACAAAGCAAAATTGTGTTCCCTATGGCATTCCGTGACGTTATTGCTAAGGAATTGGACATGATACGCCGGTCAAAACCTGATGCCGACACCAAGTTGAGCGTGATAGGCAAAGATGAAATCTCAAGAGAACACGGTGTTTCACCGGATTATGCTGACGCTATCATGATGAGGATGTACGTTGAGTTGCGCCCCAACTACGGAAAGTACAGCTACATATGAGAAAGTTGATAACCATTCGTGGTTCTATCAGCATCTGATTTTTTTTTTCATTCTATTGTACAGATTCTGTGACGCGTAAGTGTTCAGGTTGAAAACTTATTTCGCCGGGTGCGGATTTGCACCTATATTGCGCCCTGTTATGCAAAGGCGTAGCAAGTTTTAAGCAAAATTGATGCAAAATGGTGGTAAAGTCAGCCATTCCGAACACTAACTGATATGAAAGGGTGTGTAAGGCCAAGACTTTCGACATAAGGTGGTGTCGTAAATCACACAAAGTTCATTGACGTACAAGCGAAACACAGCAACAACGCCAACAGGGGTGGCCTATGAAGATGTAGGTGCGGTTCGA